GCTGCTTTCTTAACCGCTGGTTTTTTTGCAGGTGCTCGTTTGGCTTTGGCCACTGCCACTGCTTTGTTTTCAGCAGTAACTTCTGCCGCTGTTGGCTCAACTAAAGGTTGAGCAGCTTCGACTGGTGGAGTTTCTACCTTGTAGGGCACTGCAACAGGTTGGGCTGATTTGCTGCCAAAAAGTTTCTTGATTAATCCTAGCATATTAAAATCTCCTTGTAGGGTATTTATACGGTAAATACATGTATGGCATATAATTTCATTCAAAAATTTATTGTTGAAGGCAAAAAAGACAAACTCATCCAGTTGACGTTGCCATACGATCGAGACGATCTAGCTCCTATAAAATCTAAAGAAAGCCTTGATTACCACTACGGAACACTGTATAAAGCCTATGTTGATCGATACAACAAGAACGAAGGTGATGATGATTTCAACGAAGCTGGTGCGTTTTTGCACAATATCTATTTTGGTCAACTACAAAAACCAGAAGGATCTAACAGACCCTACGATGCTATTTTACAGTTTATAGAAAAACATTTTGGCACATTTGACCGATTTAAAGAAGAATTTGAAAAAACAGCCATGAAGATACAGGGCAGCGGATGGGCATACTTGGCTCGGGATGGAAAGATCAAGACCATTGTCAATCACGAAATCAGAAATGATATTGTGCTGTTAATTGATTGGTGGGAACATGCATGGGCCCTGGACTATCAAGCTGATAAAAAAAGATATCTAACCAATATATGGAAGATAATAAACTGGAGAACAATCAATGGCGTACTCGGACAAAGTAATTGATCATTATGAAAATCCCCGAAATGTAGGCTCATTCGAAAAAGATGATCCTACAGTGGGCACAGGCATGGTAGGCGCCCCTGCTTGTGGTGATGTAATGAAACTACAAATTAAAGTTGAAGATGGGATTATAACTGATGCGAAATTTAAAACTTATGGATGTGGCTCTGCAATCGCAAGTTCGAGCCTTGTTACCGAATGGGTCAAGGGCAAAACGCTGGAGCAAGCAGGCAGCATTAAGAATAGTGAGATCGCACACGAACTCGCATTACCGCCAGTCAAGATTCACTGCTCAATACTTGCGGAAGATGCAATTAAAGCAGCCGTAAATGATTACCGTAACCGAAACAGCCACTAAACGAATCAAACAGAATTTAGCAAAACGTGGTAAGGGCGTTGGTATCCGCATAGGTGTAAGAACCACAGGGTGCAGTGGATTAGCTTACGTGTTAGAATATGTAGATAACTACGAAGCCGAAGTAGGAGTGACTAATTTTGCGCATGACGGGTTTGTTGTTTTAGTAGATGCCAAGAGTCTAGCCTATTTAGACGGATTAACCATGGATTGGGTCCGCAATGGACTTAATGAAGGCTTTGATTTCGTTAATCCCAACGAGCGCGATCGCTGTGGATGCGGCGAATCGTTTAGAATTTAGACACAGGTAAGTCCACACTGGCAGGCATATTCCATATCTGCTTCTGCTCTACTCCTGTGCGTTGAGCAAATCTTTTGGCATCACAAGATCCGCAACAATGAAAGAAGTTGTTGCTGAGTCGTTTCTTATCCATGTGTTTGAGATCTCTCTCAAATATCAAATCGCAGGCGTCACATCTTAGAACCGCCAACGTCTTTTTTCTCTTGTATAAATGTTCGACTCCGTTCTTACTGAGTCTAGAGTATTGATTTATTTGAGTTTTAATCTTAAGGAACATCTAGTATTTACATCCGGCTTATAAAACTTTGGGCTAAATATTAGAGCATTTGCTCAATCTAGGATTCTAAACATGGCAAGAAAGACTATTGATATTGGTATCGTCGGCAATGACGGTACCGGAGACAGTATAAGAGATTCATTCCGTAAAGTTAATGACAACTTTAGGGAACTCTACAGCTCATTAGGACTCGGTGAAAAACTAAAATTCACAGGGCTTGAAGATGCCCCAGCTACCTATGTAGGGCAGAATAATGCAGTTACTGGAAACACTCCAGTGGTCACTGTTAATAATACAGAATCGGGACTAGCATTTAAGCAATTAACTGCCGGTAACGGAATCAGTCTCGATTTCACTACCAATCCCAATCAAATCGCAATTAATGCAGACTTTGCTGAAATTGTAGCAGATACTTCACCGCAACTAGGTGGTGACTTGTCACTGCGTTCTGGAGGTAATCAATTTCGAATAATTGATGCTGGAACAACTATTACACCGCTATCACCGATTTATAAACACGAATTAGTTAATAAAAATTACGCAGATTCTAAAATTGCCAGGGCAGGAGTTGATGCCATAGATCCTGCCACAGGTAATGCAGATGTGAGTTTTGGACGTATGAGTGGTCCGTTGATCCTATCAAGAAGTCCGGAACCGGATGACGACGAGCTCTACGGTGGGTTGATTGCAGCCACCAAACAATATGTAGATAGTTCAGCATTCGGATCTAGTGTTAATCTTTATGTGGCACTCAGCGGTGAAGATGATCGCCCAGGTGTCAGTGCTGCCCTGCAAGGTCGTGCGCTAGCCTATGCTTACCGCACTCTCGAAGCTGCATTAAAACGTGCTGAAGAACTGGTTCTAGAATCAAGACCTATCATAGGCCCATACGAAAAGACGCTGACCTATAATAATGGTGTGACAGAATGTTCGTTGACCGCTATTGAAGAATCGCCTACATCGGGCACAGGGTTTGTTGGCACAGTTAGAATGAGTGTGGATACTCTGACTCTAAGCTCTGTGGGCACAAACTACTATGCCGGAGACATACTACAAATAACAGGAGGTACTGTGCCCGTGGGTGGCAGTGCTTGTTTTATCGAAGTATTGTCCACACTGACCACACCGGGAGCTATTGTAACATTTAAGATTATTTCAACTGGTGTTTATTCTGTATTACCGGGTGCCACAGCCATAGCTACCACTATCAGCACCAGTGCTGCTCCAGTGGGTATTGGTGGAATTGGTTTCGGAGCAACATTTAATATAACCTACAAAGTAGCATCTGTGGCCATTACCAACGGTGGCACAGGCTACAGTTTGGTGTCCGTGAGAATCACGGGTGGTGGCGGTACAGGAGCCTTTGGTACTGCTGTGGTCACCGCAGGTGTGATTACCAGTATAACTATAACAGACAAAGGATTGGGATTTACCAGCTTGCCTTCCTTCGTGGTAGACCTTCCACGATTCCTTATCTACACTGCAGGACTGCGTACAGATTTCACAGGTGATGTTCTCACTAACACTAGTCAAGCTATTCGAGGTCGAGACATACGTGAAGGATTATTCTTACGTGGAAAGACCAGCGGAGCATTGGCTCAGATTCTAGACCATCAAGGTGCGTTGGATAGTGGCGGCAACGAAATATTCGACGTTGATATATTCTACGGCACATTCCAAGTAGGAGAAAGTATCACCTATGGTGATATTGCTAGAAACGTACAGATTACTGTGTTGGTAGAAAGTGGCGAATACTACGAAAACTATCCTCTAAAAGTTCCTGCCAACGTGAGTGTTGTTGGTGATGAATTCCGCAGAGTTGTATTTAGACCTCGTCCTGGAACATCTTCTAGTCCTTGGGCATTCCAAAAATTCCGTAGAGATCCAGTTATAGATGGCCTCACTGTGGCTACCCAAGCATACGGGTATCATTATCTGCAAGACAGTTCTCAACCAGTTTATCCCAAGATACAAAATAAAGGCAGCTATGAAGCTGCTGCGGATTTGATAAGATTAAATCGCCAGTTCTTGCAAGAAGAAATCATAGCATGGGTCAACTATAACGTTGCTAATAATGTTGCTCCATTTACTACATCATTTATCTACAATAAAAATCTCTGTAAGAGAGATGTAGGCCTTATAATTGATGCAATAACTTTTGACTTAGACTACGGCGGATATGATAGAACTATTTCTGCAGGATTAAAATATTATCAAAGTGCTAGTGCATTAATAGCTATTACTACTCAGCTTTCAGAATATCTAGCTGTGATAGATCGTTTAAACACCTTGATGCAGTCGATTATAGATAACACTGTGATAACTGGTCTTAAACAAACTTTGTTTACACAAACGGTGGATCCAGCGTTTCAGTCTGAGGTAGGCGCTGATGTTGTTATCACAGATTTAATTACAGCGTTGAAAGATGTCATGGACGGATCGGGATCAGTGAATTATCCCAAAGAAAACGAAGAAATGGATGTGTTCTTGGCCAATGATACCGTGCGTTGGCAAGCTATTAGTGCCATAGGTCACGGCGGCTTTATGGGAGTGTTGGATCCACAGGGACAGATACTTTCAAGATCTCCGTATTTTCAAGAGTGTGCTTCATTTAGCCGCAGCAAGGATCGACAGGTATTCGCAGGTGGTATGTTCACCGACGGCTTTGCAGGTAACTTAGAATTTAACATAGATGCTGTGATCACTACCACAAGATTGGAAGTTAGCTCTCTTGATAGATTTCCACAACTGCCAGCATCGTTTATTGTGTTTGACAGCGTGTATAGGATTAACTATGTCAGAGACTTTGTCTACGACAAAGACGGCAGCACAGCCACATTTATCTTAGACGAAACCACCCCATGGCCGTTCAGTGT